GAACGGAGTGGAAGTGCCCAAACACCACCTGGTCGCGCTACGGGGCCGAGCCTTGGGGGAGTACCCTAAGCTCGTCAACGGAGACGACTTCGCGGCTGTCTGGAAACACGAACACACGTTACAGTACTACGACGCCATACGCGCCTGCGGTCTAGTCATCAACGAAGCGAAGCAAGGGATCTCCCAGAGTTCAGTGATGTTCTCCGAGGTCCTCCTCAACTTCCGCTACGATGACAAGTTCGACCAGAAGGGCCGGCTTCGAGTGTCGCTTCTTAAGTGCACCCCCGTCGACAGAATCCCGCTGTCAAGGATCACCTTAGCTAAGGAGTCCCGAGACAAGCGGATGTCGGGCAAGGGGCTGAAGCTACAGTCTATCGCAGAAACTGTGAACGTGACCCACCTCGCGTTTGAAGGATTCAGACGCAAGGCGATCATACGTTCCATCTACTTGTTCAACGAAGCGCATCTCAAAAAGGCTGAGGCTGCTAAGATCCCTCTCTATTGGCCGACCGCGCTGGGCGGTGCAGGCTTCATAGATCGGCGTCCTACAGCTCCAACCAACTACCTGAAAGCGGCTGCTGTGATACTCACTGGGGGCGACCGACTCCGACGCGATACCTTCCAAAAGATGGAAAGTGCGTGGGAGGTCGCCATACCATCCCAGATGGGCAGATCAGCTGCCGTGGTAGGTCGAAAAGCGCTTGAGTTCGTTGAACGCATGTCTGAAGACCTAGACAGAGTTTACGCCGAGTTCATAGACTTCTTGCAAGATCATGACTTCACGGAGCCGATCAAGAGGCACAAGGCCTCCGACGACAACCCGTACACGTCAACCCCCTTCTCCTGGGAGGACGCCATCGAGAACACTAAGTGCCCCGATGAAATCCGCGACAGGATCCGGAGGTCGATCAGCGAAAAGCTACCAGACTCAGAGTACTCTGACTCATTCAAGACCAAGGTCCTCACATCTCAAATCTTCTTTGAGGCCATGCAGTCCACTCTGGACGACACTGCTGTGATCACCGCCAAACAGTCGAGAAAGACCGTTCAGCGATATCTCACGTCGCACATCAATCCGTTGGTGGCCCGTGACATGTCTCTGTCGAAGATCTCTAAGACGAAGGAACGAAGTCTCGCCTCCGTGTCCGCAAGGATACGAAAGGTTGTGAGGTCAACTTCCAAGCTGTGGGGCAGCGTCCAACCAGTAGACCCAGAAAAGGCTATTGCCCTCCTAGATACGCTGGATTCAGCGCCCAGCCTCCTGAGTGGCCCGGCTCTAAAATTCGAGCAGGCCCTCAAGAGGACCACTGCGCCCCGGGCGAGTTGGTAACTCGCTACCGTGGTGCAGAACTTGGCTGTCTCCCGGAATTAACCGGAAG